GGTGGTGTTGATGGTGGTGTTGATGGTGGTGTTGATGGTGGTGTTGATCCTGTTGTTGATGGTGTTGATCCTGTTGTTGATCCAGGTGTTGATTGATTATCAAAATTTTCTTTTAGTTCAGTACTAATACGTTCCCTTGATGCAATAGCATCATCATAGTTTTTACTTCCAACAGTACTTGTTAATCCCTTTTCCTTATCTTCATCACTAAGTCCATCGACCATAAATTTATATTCGATTTTTCTCTTTTTAACACGTTCAGGTAGAGGGACTGTTGAATTAATATCTACATCTTCAACATGTGATATTGATAATTTAGTACGTGCATCGATCGGTTCAGGAGCATCTTCATCTCCATTTACTTTAAATCCTTCTTTTATAAAACCGTAATTGTGAATAGCGATAATTGTGAGTACTGTTAGAGATAATAACATAAGGTAATTTTCTTTAAAATCATATGTATATAGAATTAATGCATATGTTATTATTATCAACACATTTATATACTTTTGAAATCCTCTCATCATTATTAATATATTAAATATAATTATTTAAAACATATTATTTATATTATTATAAATGGAACCCCCAATAAACTCTTCATGGAAATTATGGTATCACTCAATTACAGATAATAATTGGACAAAGAAGAGTTATAATAAATTATTTGATATTCGGGACCTTTGTGATTATAAATTAATTAGTGATACATTTAAACAAAATCATTATCAAAATGGGATGTTCTTCCTAATGAGAAATGATATTTTTCCTAATTGGGAAGATCCATTAAACCGTTTAGGGGGTTGTTTATCATTCAAGGTTCCATCGAATCGAATCATTGAAAATTGGAATCAATTAGTATTAAGGTGTATCACTGCAAATCTTCTTAATCAAGAAAACGATGTCATTAATGGGATATCAATATCACCTAAAAAAGAATTTAATATTATCAAAATATGGTTTAACATAGACCCTTTTAATTATAAAGATAATTTTAATAGTTTTGGAGAATATATTAAATTAGAAAATTCAATATATAAAAAACATGATATTTAAAACATGATATTTAAAAAACATGGTATTTAATCTCCTGTATTTGGAGCAAGACATAATTTAATAGTCCCTAAAGATGCCACTAAATATTTAATAATTAATGGGTAATCATTTTTAATATATATATTAATCTGATTACATAAATTTGTACATTTTGTAAATAAGATCAAGTATTTTAATGAGAATAAACCCTGGATAGGTAATGATTCATCTGCTGCTTGCTTATATTTTAAACCATTATTTGTTTCTCCAAGAATCGTTTCTTGAGAAGCAAAATCACCACTACAATTTAATATTAATTGGGAACCTATACTTTTAATTTCAATATTTTCTCCAATATTAATCATATCTCTAATAATTTTTTGAAAATCACCAGAAGGTAACGATAATTCAGTATCAAATGATGCTGGGGGTATTGTTATATTTTCATCTGGAATATCCATCATATTTAATTTGTAAATCGTTTGAGAATTTTTTTCTGAATTATTGATCAATATTCCAAGTTTATTTTCATTATTTTTCTCGATAAATAATGTTAATGATTCTGAGTTACCCATTGTCTTAATTAATTTGAAGAAATTTAGCATATTTACACCAACAACAATTTTATTTGGACAATGGAAAAATTCAAAATTTCCTTCTTCTAATTTCATGTGAATAAGTATAGTCCTTGTAGAGTCCATAGCCATTAATTTAATCCCAGATTCATCAAATATAAAATTTGCTTCAGTCAAGATTTCCTTTAATGCTTCGACTAAGATTCGAAATGCTCCTGCTTGTTCCGTCTTAATATTCAAAGAATAATTCTTATTATCATCAATTAATGTTGTCATTTAAATATTTTGAATTATTATCTTATTATAATCTTTAAATAAAAATATACTTCTAATAATAAATATGAGTGAAAATGATAAAAATATGAATAATTTTGCAAATAATGTTTCTGGAATAGTTGATGATTTAGAATTTGCAAAACCATATGATCGAGCAATAATAAAACATCGATTTTTAGATGAAATATCGCATTATGAAAAGAAAAGAAATGAAACACGTAAGTTTTATAATATATTTCGTTTTATAGTTACAACAGGAAGTATATTGTTACCTGCTATCTTATCAATGGGTCAAATGGATCCTGCTAAATTACCTAGAAACTTTGATATGGTTAGTTATTGGAGTGCATGGTCAATATCTTTATTAGTTACAGCAAGTAATGGATTTTTACAATTATTTTCTTTAGATAAAAATTATTTCAGTTACTCAATGGTTGTCGAACAATTAAAAACGGAAGGGTGGCAATTCTTTGGTTTATCAGGAAAATATGAAGATTACCCAACTCATCAAGATGCATACAAAACATTCTCTAAATCAGTAGAATCGATTAAAAGGAAACAAGTTGAACAAGAATTCTCAAATGGAAAAGGTGAAACTAAAAAGAAAAAATTCAATTTTAAAGGAGAAATGCAGAAATTTTCACAAGAACAAGAAGCAAATTTACAATTTGTAAATACAGGTGTCACAAATCAGATACAGTCTAAGATTAAAGATACAATTATAGAAAAGAGTATTGAAACTATTAAAGACTCAACGAAATTACCTGAGAAAATAACAGAAGAAGTACAAGAGAAAATTGTTACAATCGTTCAAGAAGAAAAGAAATAAATATTATATAAAGAATTATTAAAATATTATATAAATTACTATGGATATTGATTCGATTCAAGAAATTCTTCAATCTGAAGGATTTCAAACAAAATATAATTCATATCAGAATCAAAAAAACGTTCAACAAAATATAGAAAATCTATCATTATTTTTAGATAACATTCAAACGAATAAGAAGTATTATCGTATGACTATTAATCGTAATAGAAGATATAAAAAAGAATCAACGGAAGATACTGGTATACTCAAAAAAATAAATAGTGATATCAATAAATTATCAGAAATGAATTATGAAAAGTTAAAACCTGTAATTATTGAACAAATTAATAAAGACTATATGATACCTTATTTAATCGAAACTATTATTGAAAAATCAATAGTTCATCAAAAATATATTCCTCTTTATGTGGGTATTCTTAAAGATATTCCATTCAATAGTAAATATCGTCTTATAATAAAATTATGTGATAAATATTATACTCAATTCTTTGATTTTAAATTATCTGATAAAGATCAAACCACTTACCTCAAAATGTGTGCAAAAAACAAAAATACAGATAATATTATTGGTTATTCTCTATTAATTACATATTTAGAAAAAGAAGGTATTATAAATGGTTATATTGAAAAGGTCCTTGAACCATTTATGGATAGTATTCTTGAAACGACCAATGAAATTGATATTTTTAACATGTTAACTTCGTTCTTTAATATTTCAGAATTATATTATAACGATGGAATACCAATAAAATATATACGGATCCTCGAAGAATTAAAAATTAAAACAACCTCTTCGAAAATAAGATTTAAGATTATGGATATTTTAAAGGAATAAGGAATAAGTTAATATTTAAATAAATAATAAAAGGATTATCATAAAATGGAAGGAAGTGGGGAGAATCTAAATAATCCAACCGATAATTCAACAAATTGGTTACCTTATAGTGTATATGATAGTTCAACTATAGGTGGTATGATGGTATCTTCCTGTTCTCAGAATATTGTTAACAGTCCAGAAGATATATTTATTGAAGATAAAGAAGGTCAATCATTTATTATTGAAATAACTTCCCTGAAAGAGTGTGTTTCAGATATTCTTCATAAGAAATCTGATTTTGAAGATAGTGAATATGATGATTGTGATTATAAAGATGAAGAAATTGATAAGTTTGTAAAAGATATTAAAGGATATACTGAAAAGTTTAAAGTACTTCAAAAAGAAATCTATGAAATTGATAAACAACTAAAAGATGAAATAAAATCAATTAATGAAAATATTGATCGACTTAATACAATAACTGAATTTCTATCTAAAATGAATCTTGGTGATGATATTAAAGATAATAAAATGATTCAAGATATGGTTGAGAATATAAAGGAAATAAGTACCTCAATTTCAAAAACAGATAAATTCAATAAAGTAAAAAAAGAATATGTAAAAAAAAGAAAAGAATTGAATAAATATATTTATTTATTAAGGGAAGTAAATACAATGAATGTGACCTGTAGTTGTCCAATATGTTTCTCATCGCAAGTGGATACATTTTTAGATCCATGTGGACATACATTATGTAAACAATGTATTATACGTTCTGCGTCAATGGGTAATAATGATCCAGATATACAAGATATCAATTCGATTCGAAATATAAATACTCAATGTCCAATCTGTCGAAAGAATGTACAAATGACAAGACCTTTATTCTTTTTATAATTTTTCTAATAATTGTTTCATAAATTCACGTTTTTCTAAATCTTTTTTCTTAGGTTTAATAAATAAATAATAATCATTTATATTAATATTTATATTCCTTACATTATTTAATTTTAATGTTAATATATCATCATCAATACATACAATTCGTCCATTTGCTTCAAATTCAAGTGTATTCTTTTTAATTGCTATTACTCTTTCATTAATATAGAAATTTTCTTCTTCAAATAAATATTTATTCAATTTATTCTTAATATCATCGTTTAAAAAATAAATAATTGTGTTTTGTTTATCATTTGAATCTTTGAGTAAGGTTTTTAATGGTTCAATATTCATATCACAATAGTATTTATATATTTTAAATATTTATTTATATATATATTTTTATTTATATATTTTAAATATTTATTTATATATTTTCTCAAAATTTTTTTCTAAGTATAAAGTATAAAAACAATGGGAGGAGGATTAATGCAACTTGTCGCTTACGGAGCTCAGGATATCTACCTTACGGGTAACCCACAAATCACTTTCTTTAAGGTTGTCTATCGCAGACACACTAACTTCTCGATGGAACTCATCGAGCAGACTCTTAACGGCACTGTCTCTTCTGGTGGACGTGTCACTGCCACTATTTCCCGCAATGGTGATTTAGTTCACAGACTTTACGCTAACTGGAATCCCAAGGCGACCTTCGTAGCCACCGACAACTCGAACACATTCAGTTATCCTAGTTTTACTCTTTTAAAGGAAGTCGAAATTGAAGTCGGTGGTCAAAAGATTGATAAAATTTACGGTCACTGGATGACGGCTCACCACGAACTTACTTCGCCAAATACATCGTGTTCTTTCCCTAAGATTGGACACACATCCTTTGCGACGGCCATCCCCGTGGGAGTTACCGCGGGCGCCGAGATAGAGGTCCGTCCTACTAAAGATCAGTTAGTCGGTTTCCATTGCAAGTCAGCCGGCACGGGATCCGGCATCCAGGAGACATCTGCATGGGTAGCCCTTCCTTTCTGGTTCTGCCGTAATGCGGGTCTTGCTTTACCGCTGATTGCCCTTCAGTACCATGAAGTTAAATGCATCATGGAATTATGTACGGATGCTCAGTTGGGGGGCGGTAGCCCGACAATCTCTACTTCTCAGCTTAAACTCTGGGCTGAATACATCTACCTTGACACTGATGAGCGCAGACGCTTTGCTCAGGTGTCCCATGAATACCTTATCGAACAACTTCAGTACCAAGAATCTTCACCTTCCGGTTCAATTGACCTCAACTTCAATCATCCTGTGAAGGAGTTAATCTTCTCAGGTGCACGTAGTAGTACTGGTGGCGTCAATGGCAGTATCGCTTCCCACCAGCGCCTCAAGGTCGGCTCCCAATCGGCCAGATGGGTAGCTACTTCTAGCTCAGATGGAACTGCGGTCGGTCTTAAACTCAACGGTCACGAACGCTTCGCCCCTCAACACCTTGACTACTTCACCAGAGTTCAGGTCGCACAGCACCACACCGGAAATGGTGGCGTCGCTGTAACTGATTCACTTGCGGTTTACTCTTTTGCCCTCAAACCGGAAGAACACCAACCCTCTGGAACCTGTAACTTCTCACGCATTGACAATGCTCAGTTGACCTTCAGCAATGCTCTAGATTCTTCCGCTGGCGCAGCAAACGTCCGTATCTACGCCGTCAACTACAATGTCTTAAGAATCATGTCTGGTATGGGAGGCTTAGCGTACAGTAATTAATTAACTAACTATTTATCTTTCATAACTCTTTTTTTAAGAACAATAAATCTAAAAATTTATTTTAATTATATATTTAATTTTTTTTTCTAAGTATATGTTATAAAAACAATGGGAGGAGGATTAATGCAACTTGTCGCTTATGGAGCTCAGGATATCTACCTTACGGGTAACCCACAAATCACCTTTTTCAAAGTCGTTTATAGAAGACACACTAACTTCTCGATGGAAGCTATTCAGCAGACATGGAATGGAACTTCGTCTGCTTCAGATGGTCGTTGCACTGCGACTATTTCAAGGAATGGTGATTTAGTTTACAGAATGTATTTAGAATTAGTTACAGGAGATACCGTCCTTGCGGATGGTGGTAACTTTGGTGCCTCTTGTATTACTGATATTGAATTAGAAATCGGTGGTCAAAAGATTGATAAACATACTGGTCTATGGATGGAAACTTGGGCAGAATTAACTGAACCCAATCCGACAGGCGCGATGGGTAAAGCCACCGCCGGCGCGCTCGCTGGCGGTACTTTATTTCAAAAAATGAGTTTAATGGGTGGAGTAGCAGACGGCAACACTACTGGTGCCGACATGGATAGATTTTTTGTTCCATTACAATTTTGGTTCTGTCGTAATCCAGGTCTCGCCTTACCTTTGATTGCCCTTCAATACCACGAGGTTAAAGTTATCCTTAATCACACTATCGCATCAACATTAGCCGCCACTGGGACAAAGCAGGATAATAAATTATGGTGTGACTACATATACCTTGATACCGATGAAAGACGTAGATTTGCTCAAGTATCTCACGAATATCTTATTGAACAAGTTCAAGAACAATCATTAACCACTGGTTCGGGTGATCTCAATTTTAATCACCCAGTTAAAGAATTAGTATGGTGTGCTTCAGCGAAAGTAAATGGTACCGCCGCGCCGACCTCGACGCCGATAGGGAGTGGATCAGATACCTACATATTGAAACTTAATGGTCATGATCGTTTTTCTGCCCGCGATTGGAGATATTTCAGTAGAACACAAGTTTGGGAACATCACTCCGGAGCAGGTGGATTAACTTCGGTGACTTCCACCGGTAACGTCGGATTAACCGGTCAATTTGACGATTCGATTGGTGTTTATTCTTTTGCCCTTAAACCAGAAGAACATCAACCCTCTGGAACTTGTAACTTCTCAAGAATTGATAATGCTAGACTTGAATGCTCCGGTTCACCCGCCATTACCACCATTTTTGCTGTCAACTACAACGTCTTAAGGATCATGTCTGGTATGGGTGGTCTCGCATATTCCAACTAAGTTGAAATATACTCGATAACTTTGTTATTTCTCGCATATTCGAACTAAAGTTCTTAAACTAAATTATAAAGTACTAATCTATTTTTCATAAATTTCTATCCAATTTTAAAGAATCTAAAAAATTCTTTAAAACTTTTTTCTAAGTCTATGTTATAAAACAATGGGAGGAGGATTAATGCAACTTGTCGCTTATGGCGCTCAGGATATTTACCTTACGGGTAACCCACAAATTACCTTCTTTAAGGTCGTTTATAGAAGACACACTAACTTCTCTATGGAATCGATTCAGCAGACCTTCAATGGGACAGCTGATTTTGGTAATACAGCTTCAGCAACCATTTCAAGGAATGGCGATTTAGTTCACAGAATGTATTTGGAACACGATGTAAGTTTAATCACAGGAACTGCTGACCACACCTTAGCTATCGGTTGTGATTATGGAAGTCATGTAATGAAAGAAATGGAATTAGAAATCGGTGGTCAAAAAATCGATAAGCATTATGGTCACTGGCATTCTGTTTACTCTCAATTAACCGAATTTAATCCATCCGGTTCACAATCTACATTATTTAATAGAATGTGTGGGAATGGGACTGGTGTGGATACAAATCCAGCAGCATCTCCAGAAACGAATGGTTTTACCACGGTTTCCAATGATGGCGACAAAGATACTGCTACTGCTAAACTGTTCATCCCTTTATATTTCTGGTTTTGTCGTAATCCTGGTTTAGCATTGCCTTTAATCGCTCTACAGTATCACGAAGTAAAAGTAAAAATAACTTTTGAAGGAATAGATAAATTAATTGCAACTGACACAGGTGCAGACTTTACATCGGATGGTCAGACGGCTGGTGTTGCTGGCAATGTAAGCAGTAAAAGTTTTAATCTATGGTGTGATTACATCTACCTTGATACAGATGAAAGACGCCGGTTCGCTCAGGTTTCCCATGAATACTTAATTGAACAACTTCAGTTTGTAAATGAGGGAACTGGTGGAACCATGGATCTTAATTTCAACCATCCAGTTAAAGAACTAATCTGGTCTGGGGTCCGTTCCTCCGACCTCACTGTGGATCCTCCCAATTTATATGATAGAAATGCCGCCGCCAATGCCATTACTGATACAGTTCAGCTTAAATTAAATGGACATGATCGTTTTAAAGAAAGAGACATTAGATACTTCACCAGAACTCAAGTCTGGGAACACCACACCGGATATGGATGCACAGAAGTAGGGGACACCATTGCCGTTTATTCATTTGCCCTCAAACCCGAAGAGCACCAACCTTCTGGAACCTGTAACTTCTCGCGTATTGATAATGCTCAATTAGTTCAATCCGCAGCTCAACCAGTTAATATCTATGCAGTCAACTACAACGTCTTAAGGATCATGTCTGGTA